ATGAAAAGTATGAACGTGCTACAAGTATTAAGAAAAGATCTATTCCAGCAATGGAATTGTTTTCTGCTCTAGTTAAAGAACGTGCAGAAACAGGACGCATTTATATTATGAATGTTGATCACTGTAACACACACAGTTCGTTCAAAGACACAGTTTACATGAGCAACTTGTGTCAAGAGATTACACTTCCAACAAAACCTTTGACACACATTGATGATCCAGAAGGTGAAATTGCTCTATGTATTTTGTCAGCAATTAACGTTGGTATAATTAGACAGTTAGACGACTTAGAAGAATTATGCGATCTAGCAGTTAGAGCATTAGAAGAAATTATTGATTACCAAAAGTATCCAATTAAGGCAGCTGAAATTAGCACAAAGGCAAGACGTTCATTAGGTATAGGCTATATTGGACTAGCACACTTCCTTGCTAAGAATAAAGTACAATATAGCGATAAAGAAGCATGGAAGTTAGTACACGACTTAACTGAAGCGTTCCAATACTATTTGCTTAAGGCCAGCAACAATTTAGCGCAGGAGAGAGGCGCATGTGAGTACTTTGAGCGTACTAAATATGCAGACGGCATCCTTCCTATTGATACATATAAGACAGATGTTGATACAGTTGTGGAGAATAAATTAAATTATGATTGGAATAGCTTACGCAATGATATCAGGGAGCATGGCTTACGCCACTCGACCTTGTCCGCACAAATGCCATCGGAGAGCAGTTCTGTTGTGTCAAATGCCACAAACGGAATCGAACCGCCACGTGGTTACTTGTCTGTTAAGAAGTCAAAGAAAGGGCCTCTTAAGCAGATTGTTCCACAGTATCAAACGCTAAAGAATTATTATTCCTTGCTTTGGGATATGCCAAACAATGAAGGTTACATTAATGTTGTTGCAGTAATGCAGAAGTTTTTTGATCAAGCTATATCAGGAAATTGGAGTTATAATCCTACGCAGTTTGAAAACAATGAAGTACCAATGAGTGTAATGATAAAAGATTTGTTAAACACATACAAGTATGGTTGGAAAACATCTTACTATCAAAACACTTATGATTACAAAACTGATCCAAGTGAATTGGAAGATGAAAAACCGCAAGTTGAATTACAGCCAGCATCTATAACAGAAGATGATGAAGAATGTGAAGCATGTGCAATTTAATGGTTGACAAAACCGCATAGAACTACTATACTGGTATAGTACGACAGACATACAGAGGAAAACAAATGGCAAAGACCGTTTTTAATAAAGAAAAAGTAGACTTCACCAAACAACCAATGTTCTTTGGAGAAGACCAAAACACACAGAGATATGATACATTTAAATTCCCTGTGTTCGATAAACTTAACCAAACTATGCTTGGTTATTTTTGGCGACCTGAGGAAGTAAGCCTACAAAAAGATAGAGCAGACTTTGCTAATTTCCGTCCAGAACAAAAACATATCTTTACAGCAAATTTAAAATATCAAACACTGCTCGACAGTGTCCAAGGACGTGGTCCATGCCTAGCATGTTTCACTTCCTGAACTGGAAGGTTGTATTGTTACTTGGGATTTCTTTGAAACAATTCACTCACGTAGCTACACGCATATTATGAAGAACGTGTATGCTGACCCTGCAGAAGTGTTTGACACTATTCTTGACGATGAAAAAATTATTGCAAGAGCAGAAAGTGTAACAAAACATTATGATGCATTTAACGATGCAGCTGATGCATATTTTCATCGTGGCGAAGGCAGTATGCGAGACGTAAAAAAGAAAATGTATCTTGCTATGCAGACTGTAAACATTCTAGAAGGCTTGCGTTTCTATGTAAGTTTTGCATGTACGTTTGGCTTTGGAGAACTAAAGCTAATGGAAGGCTCAGCTAAGATTATTAGTCTTATTGCTAGAGATGAAGCACAACACTTGGCACTAAGCACACACGTAT